GAAAGACTTAGAGCTGAGGTCGAACTTATGAAGGCTAGAATAAGTGCTAATGCTAGTTTGGCTACCTCTCAACCTACTGTAATTGAACTACAAAAGCTAGCATTAGAAGAGAAAAAGTCACAGAAAGATTTGGAATTAAAGGAGAAAAAGTTAATGCTAGATGAAAAAAAGGTCAATCAGATAAACAAAAATCCAAAAAAATAAGTGAATTATGAGCCAAGAAAAAAATATTGATGTAGATTTGGGTAAAATCCTTGAGATAGTAGATGATCCGGATGGAGCTTTATTTACTGGAGATTTAGAACCAGAACCAACTCCTGAACCTACCCCAGAACCTAAAGATGATGACGATGATTCTTCCGGAAAAAAACTGGATGTAGATTTTGATGAACCTATAGAACCGGATGAGTCAAAGGAGCCAGAAGAACCAGTAGAGCCGGAGGAACCAACAGAGCCAACAGAGTCTGATGAGCCCGAAGGAACTGAAACTGCTTACTTTGAGTTCTTAAAGGAGCAAGGTATATTAGATGTTCCTGATGACTTTGAGTTTGATGGTTCCACTGAATCTCTTATAGAAGCTCTTGAGATAACTAAGGAAAACTTGGGCAGAAGAGGATTTCAGAAAGTGATGTCTTCTCTTCCTCAAAGTACTCAAGAAGCTCTCCTATATGCTATTAATGGGGGAGATTTAAGTAAGTACTATTCTACTGCAAAGGACTTAGATTTAGATTCTTATGATCTGGAAAGTGCTAAAGACCAGCGAGAAGTAATTCGTCTCTATTATGAGCTTACTACTGAACACTCTCCCGAGAAGATAGAAAGACTAGTTAATAGGATTGCGGTAGATGAAAATGACTTAAAAGAGGAGGCTATAGATGCCTTAAACTATCTAAAGGATTTTGACAGAAAAAGAAAAGAAGACTTAATACAGGAGCAGCGTTACCGAATGGAAGCTGCTAGACAAGAAACTCAAAAGTTCATAGAGACTACAGTAAATACAATTGATTCTCTTGAACTTCCTAATAACAGGAAGGCTAAACTTAAGAACTTCATGTTTCAGCCTGTAGAGACTGGTGATGGAGTAGTAACTACTTCTTTCGCTGAGTCTCTAAGTCTAATTAAGAAAAACCCTAAACATCTCGCTGAATTGGCGAATATTGTTATGGGCTATAATCCCGAAAAGGGATTTAATTTGGAGGGGGTAGAACTTAAACAACGCTCTAAAATTATTGATGACTTTAGAAAGAAGTTAGATAAGGTACCTCTTCCAGGTAAGAAAACTACCTCAAAAAAGAATAATAAAGGTATAGATTGGAATACTATTTTGACACATTTATAATAGAATATTTTTTAAAGTAGAATAATTAATGGTAACTACTAATTCACAATTTGTAATAAAGAGACTCGATGGTTTCGGAGGGAATTTTGTGGATTCTCAGTATCTTGGAGCTGCTTATGAGCAGGTGGGTAAACCTCATATTTTCCAGGATACTTTGATGAAGATTTTCTCTGCTCAAACTCCCAAGCTTTTTGTTAGCAAGCCTATTCTTGCTATGACAGGAGCAAAGAGTGACGGCTATATGGAAATAGACACGGAAATCTATCGTTGGTACTTGCATGGCGCAGAAGAGAAATGTGCTCGTGTTGTAGAAAACTTGGAGGCCGGAAATACTGCTCCTGGTCTTAATCACGCTGTTATCCGAGTTAAATTGGATTTGGATTTCTATCGTGAGCCTGATGTACTTATGCCGGAAGATAACCGTTATCCCCTTGAGATAGTAGGAGACGGTATTGAAGATGGTACTGGTACTATCTATAATTTGCGTTTACAAGGAGATGATCCCACTATCTTCCTTCCGCCTAACCTTTTGGAAGAAGGAAAGGAATTCTCCAAAGTATGGACTACAGTGTCGAGTGAGTACAATGATGTATTCGGTACTCAACAGGTTCCCAGTACTTTTGAGTTGGAAAGCCAAGTTAGCTTCTTTGCTCAGAAGTTTACGGTAACTGATAAAGCTCTCCGTGAGCAAGGTAAGATTGGTATTGGAATCCCCTATAAAGATCCACGTACTGGTAAAACTCAGATTGCAAAGAGCTTTATGCCTATGTATGAGGCTAAGATGCATGACGAGCTTTATACTTCGATGGAAGCCCAATACATCTTTGGTGTTCGTCAAACTCGTCCAGGAAATAATTCCTATTGGAAGAAGACTGGTTAATTTGGCCACGCTCAGTAGTAATACTGAGATGAGTAACCCCTTAATTGCTGGGACCCCTAAGTACTGAAAGGTATATGGAAATCAGCAGCCAAGCTAAGTTAGAAATATGGGACATTATCAAGTAAGATTACACACTAACTTAGAAGGTTCAACGACTATCCTCATAGGAGGAGTAGGGCCAAGCGGCTCGAAACAGGGGTCATCCCACTCACTGAAAAGTGAAGGATGAAGATATAGTCTGGTCTCATAGGAAACTATGAGCAGAGCTAATAGCTCGGAGTAAGATTAGCGACCTTACTCGAACAACAACGCCAGGACTAAGAGAACAACTTAAAGATGGTTGGATTGATGTTTATTCTGGTCCACTAACAATTACTAGGCTCACAGATTATCTCTTGAATATCTTCTTTTCCAGAGTAGATGAGAGCGATCGTAATATTGTGGCATTGACTGGTACACTTGGTTCTATTCTCTTCCATAATATGCTTGCTTCTGAAGCTTCTGGATACTTTACAGTAGACTCTCACTTCATTCAGCAAGTAAAGAAAAACCCGAATCAATTAGCATTCGGTGCACAATTTACTACCTATCAGGGTCAACTTGCAAAAAAAGTTGCATAAGGGCTCCCCTATATAGCAATATATAGGTGATAACTCCTTTAATTGCTGGAACACCGTAAAGCCTATTTGCCTAAATAAAGAAAGATGAAATCAAATTTAGGAGCGAAAGCAGAAACAAGTAATGGGATTACCTATGGCGAGAGCCTAAGGGTGGACAAATCGGTTACCAGCAGGAACTTCGATTTAAGAAGTTCTTCAACGACCATCCCTGCGAAGGGAGTAGGATCAAGCGATCCGAAACAAGGAGCAACCCACGTGGTTGAAGATATGGTCTCATCTCATGTGAAAGCATGAGGAGGATTTATTCCTCAGGTAAGAAGTAGCGAACTTACCTAAAGATAATGCCTGAAGGGATTAGGGTAACTATTATGAAGACGCCTATGTACGATAGTAGAAAGTACTGCAAGCGTTCTCATCCGGACTACCCACAATATCCGTTGGATTCCGCTCGCTTTACTTTCCTTGATTTTGGTGGACGTAAAGAAAGTGGACGTAGCAATATTCAGATGTTACGTGTAAAAGATACATATCGTTGGGGCTATAGAGCTGGTACAGTAGGACCCTCGGGACCTGTTAAAGGTGGCTCTGTAAGTGTACTTAAAGCAGGCTACGATATGTTCACTGAGGGTAGTGGTGGTATCGTAATGTTCGATGTTACTCGTGGAGGTGAAATGTATCAAGATGTAGAGATATAATGAAAATATTAAAATCTTATTATTGCAATAGGCTTAATAAGACACCAATACTGTTACGGTGTAAACTATCAGGGATTAAAAAATAAAGGCGATGTCAAAAGTTTATATTTACTCTATTCCAAGAGAAACTGCTACTAAAATCCATACCTGGAAAAATCCTACTTCAGATAAAAGTCTGAAGAAGACTAAGATAGGTAGATGTACAGATAGACTATCTGCTCTTTATTCTCCTTCTAAAGGAGGTTTAGCTAACTACATTAGTTATACTAAGTGGATCGAAGATGGAAAAGTAGTTAAAGATGAGAATGGAGAAGAACTAACCTTACAACAAAAAGAAGAGAAAAGGTGGGGTCTTCCTGCTGGTTATCTTACTAATCGTCCTTGGAGACGAGGTGAGTCTCAACGAGAAGAAGACCTAACCTATTTCCAAAAAGCTTCTTGGGAATTGAAAGATGGTGCTACTGTCTTGGATTTAGACAACTTTGATGACTTAATGTTTTATTATGTTTGTTTAGCTTCAAGTAGAGTGGCTAATTCTGAGAAAGAATGGAGAGCACATAAGTTTCCTAATGCTACTCATTATATTGCGTTAGAGAATGAAAGTGAGGAAATAGAATATATGAGGAAAGAGAGAAAGAGTAAGGCCTTTGCTGCTTTACATAATCCTAATCTTACTTCAGAATATAAGAGAAAACTATCCCACTTGCTTAAACTGTCTCGTCCTACTGTAGAAACTACAGATGCTCAAATTCATAATCTACTCTATGAGTATATTAATGCGGATAGCGTAGCTAACGGAAATATAGATAGATTTATGAATTATATCAATATGCTTTCTGATCTAGGAAGAAAAGAAGCACTAGATGCTGAACACTTCTTATTAGAAGCAGTTGGTTACAGAGTCATTACTGAGTATCAAGGTTCCTATGTATGGAATAGCTCAGAAGGAGTTATAGAGCTTGGTGCTACTAAATCTGAGGCAATAGATTTTCTACTTAATCCTAAGAAGAAGGCACTTGTAAAAGAATTAAAAGCTCTGGTAAGACTTAAGAAACAGAAGAAATAATGACTATTCAGGAAATGCACTATGACTTTGATCTAAAGATAGACAAAGTTGCATCACAGACTAAAGAGAACTTTAATAAAGCAGAGAAGGATTGGCTTCTTAATGAGGGAATACTCGTCTTACTTAAGACTAAGTATGGGATAAACAATCCCAAGAGAAGAGGTTTTGAAAATTCTCAAAAGAGAATAGATGACCTATCTTCACTCCATATTAAGTATCCGGACCAACCTGGTATTACTCCTACTACATTAGAATCTGGAGTATTAGAAGTTCCTTTATCTTCCTTAAAATACGATTATCTTTTCCTTACCAGAGGATACACAGATGTTATTTATAGCAACTGTTCTAAGAAAGTTTCTTTACGTTATATAGATACTGATGATTTAAATGAGGTCTTATTTTTAGATCCCTTTAATTCGTCAAATAACGAACAAATAGTTATAAACTTTGGGAAGAGTTCTGAGGAAGAGGGTTCTTCAATCTACCTATATCCAGGAACTCTTACATTGGGTAAAGTTTACTTGGAATACTTAAAGTATCCTGCTAAAGTAAATTTAGGAAACTATACTTACATAGATGGTATTGAATATCCTCAACAAAACTGTGATCTACCTACTCAGGTACATCCTGAAGTAGTAGACATGGCAGTAGCAATAGCATCAGGTATTATAGAACATCCTACTTATACTCAATTAAAACAGAATAAACTTTTTGTTCTTTCAGAATAATTGAAGAATTGGAATATAGATTCTTCCCCGATAAAAACTTTTTATAATGAATATTAGACCCAAATCTCATTTTCTCGTAGCTAATGCTACGGATGACTTGGTTGCTGCGGGGACTGCCCTTGTGAATACTTCTACTGGAGCTGTAAACCTTAATGATGGACAGCTTGGTATCTTTCAGTCGTATCCTCAAGATGGCACTCCAGCAATCGCTACTTATAATACGGCATTTAATGCCTTAACTCCTCCTACGATAGATAATGCTCCTTGGATTACTGTCTATCAGGGAACTGCAGATTCTGCTAATCCTCAGACGACTTCATTTACTTTCCCTCTTTCGGCAAGGCCTTATGAAGCATCTAAAACTCTGAAATATACTGATAAAATTAGTGCAATATACCAGGCTGCTGTAGCTCCTGCTCATTCTATTTGGGCTGTTGGAGATATTTCAGGTACGGGAATGGTTACTGCTCAAGATAACACTATCTACTCCTTGACTATTGCTTATCGGGGTAGAATCGCTGATGAGTTGAACGGCCCTGAAGCTACCAATGCTTTCTTCCCTACTGTAGAAACTCCTGATTTCACTACCTTGGGTACAGCAGAACCACGTGATTACCTCTTACAGAAATTAGCTTACGATATTAATAGAGCTTCTTATGCTCTGTCTGTAAATCGTCCACAATATAGAGGAAATCAACCTGTTGTAGCTCTTTTGATAGATGATTCAGGTGCAGCTGGTACTGCTATTAGTGGTCTTACTGCTGGTACTGTATTACCAGTAGTTAATACATCTATTGGAGTACGCAATCTTACGCTTACTCAAGCTATGGTAGATTCTATTAATGCGGCTGCTACTGCTCTTGGACTCGCCGCTACTGCCACTATTCTTACGAATGATACGAGTACTGCAGGCACTATTACGGGAGGAGTTGCTGACAATATGCTTATTATGGCGTTAGATCGCCAACTTGCTTATGACGATCGTATTCCTCAGGTAAAAGTCCGTCTTGTTGTAGGATTGACTGAAGGTTTTGATTCTGACTTAGTAGGATCCAGCGAGGTTTCCAAAGCAGTAGAAGGACAAGGTCAAGGACGTCAGTTATACTTAATGTATAAGAATACTCAGGGACAACGCAAATATAATGCTCTGCACTTGATGCCGCCTACTCCTGAGTATCCTAATCCTTTCGATTTAAATACACAGTATAACGTATTTACTATTCGTAATGATAGAGCTAAACAAGTTGATACGGGTAGCATTATAAGTAGTCCTTTTGTGAACTACATTGCTATCCCAACGACTAATATCACTCTCACCACTAATTTCACGACAGCCATTAACTCTTGGCTCACTTCTTTTAACAATCCTGGAATAGTTGAAGACTAATCTCATCTATCCTTTTTAGGGAATGGGGAGAGTATTCTCCCCTACTCCCTATACTAAAACAAGAAAAAGATGCCTACTTTATATTTACGAAAAAACGATAATAAAAAGTTTAATAATCCTAATGTTACGGATCATTTATACGTACCGCTAAACATTAATAGGAATATCCCCAGAGAAATTGATCTCAAGAATAAAGTATGGAAGCCTTCCCCTGATAATAAATCCGTGGATATTTGGGAATGGCTTTCTTATATATCAAAGAAAAACTCTCCTATTTCTAATGGTTCATATTCTACACATAGTGCAGCTATTGCTGCGGGGCTTACTGAAGGCCAAGTTTTCTATAATTCTACGAGTAAACAGTTAGAAGTAGTACTTGGAAATGGAGCTTATGCAAATGACAGTGCAGCTTCTATTGGAGGAGTTGCTGTAGGAGAACATTATTTTAATACTACCTCTAACAAGTATGTTACGAGAATGATATAATAGATATTTGATATGAGTATTACTAGGACATACCTAGCTGATAACGAAGTCAATGATTTAACTCCTCCTAAGCTTTATATTCCTGGAGCATTCGCTGCTATTACTAAGAGAAAGAGCCCCGGACTATTCCAAAGTTTTCCTAATGGAGACCAAAGGTATAAATATGAACTATCAGAAATTATAAATAATTGGCTTCAAGAGTCCATCATAGGAGGGCATGTAAATCTTCTTACTTCTACTGATACTTCTACTATACAAAATCCTCATCATGGAGACATTGCTATTTCTAGTGTTGGGGGAACTATTTACTTATCTGTTTTTACGAATCAGTGGAATGGGCCATATCAGTTAGGTGTAATAACTTCTTCGTCCTTTACAAATATTAATGGTTGGTATGTAGCCACAGGGACTATTACTGATACTCAGGACTCAATTGGAGTAAACATCAGTATTCCACTTAACACTAAACCCTACCAAATAACTGTTGTTGGGGATTCCACTTATCTGGATTCCAACAACGATTTTAAGATAAGGTTTTTATTTGATCCTACTGAACCTTTTAACCAGAGTGTTAATACTATGTGGATTCCTACCATACAGGTTTGGGATACTTCTACTCAATTACTAAGTGGTCCTACTAATTCTCTTCCCTTTGTCCTTAACCATAATACGACTATTCAAACTCATATCACTAATGTAAGTAATGGAGGAATGACTATAAAGCTCCGTAATATGAATACTTATTCTAATTGGGCGGTAACATTTTCCTTCTAAATAATTTGTAATGAAAAAAGTACTCTTAAATTCTCTTATTACGGCTATACTTTGGCTCTGTGCCACTTTTTCTGTTTTTTCGCAATCTGCTATAGATTCGACAGAAAGTGTCTTCTCAGGGACTTTTAATGCGGTTACTGTTACTTCTAATCCCGTTGTTGGGTATGATTATTCCATTTTGGGATTCTTTAATGATCTCACTTCTAAATACACGTATAACCAATTGGCTACAGGGTACGTATTTTGGGATACTGGAGGACAAAGATGGAGTATTGATTCTGTAGTAGTTTCTTCTACTCCTACTATCTTCATTAATAGAAGTAATACCACTACTACTCAAAGTCCCTATACGGGAATAGGAGCAATAATAGATGAGTCAGCTAAGTATCCGGTGTGGGTAACAGGAGTCTCCGATAATCTGAATAACTTGATTTCTCGACACTTTATAGTTAAGGTAAATCAGGATATTCAATCTTTAGTAAGTGGTCCTGGCACTGTCATTACTAATAACACTTTAATTGGAAATGGAAGTATAACAACTCCTTTAGGAGTTGATACTACTCTTATTGCTACTCAATATGATCTTACTCAAAACATAGTAGATTCTTCTTTGATTAGGAATGATTCCATATACATAACTTCTAAAGTAAATAAAGAAGTTTTTACCGGAATGTCTCCTAATAAAATTTACCATGAGGATTCCTATCAAAGTATTTTAAATGGACATTACTCTATAGGAAGTGCTATACAATTGCCAAATGGAGCTTTATACAGAGTAGAACTAGATAGTCTAACCGGTTATAAAGTAGATTCTATTGTTGTCATTCCTACTCAAAAAGGATATGCCAGATTATACTCTGATCTGAATGAATTTCCTTTAGCATACTTTGGGAGCATTACTACTGGATATCTAGAGCAAGATCCATCTTATAATAGTTACAGGCAAATATCTTATATTCGCAAAGAAAATTACAGAGCTTTTAAAAGAGGATTAAATTATGTTGCTGCTTTAGATGGCGCAGTATTAAAATTTCCTCCAGGAGTAGTAGAAATATATGTAGAAGACACTGTAGGAAGTGTAGTAGATGTTCCAACATACGGAGATTTAAATATGAAGGGGTTTGGTAAATCTACTTCCTTTGTATATGTTTATCCTATGAACTCAGTAATGAGTAAGAGAAATATATCTTTTATAAAATGTTTGGGAGCTGGGACATCAATTACAATAGAAGATTTGTACATAGGGCTAGACAAAGATAGAGCTGTTAGGTTTGAGACTTACCAAGCAATCCTAAAGGAAGGTGGTATTCAGAATAAAATAAAGTTACAGAACACAATATCAATTAGGAATAATTTTTGGAATGAGATAGCCGTTGGAGACACTATTTACTTTTCTCCATATGTCTCTCATGTACCTTCTCCAACGGCAACGGGGCATTTTGGTATAATAGATTCCATTGATATTACTACAAAGTCGTTTTTTACCGTATCTCCAATTGATCCAGGTATAACTAACAATACTGCTAATGCTGATACTTACGCTGCTTTTATCTATAGAGATAGTATCCCAAAAGATACTGTAATGACTTATGGTAAAAAGTGGTACAATAACAATGTTGATTATAGTTTGATTTACAACATTACAGCCTACGTAGATACTTTCTCCTATATAACAATAAACAATTGCATCTTAGAAGGATTTAGGGGATTTATTAGATCGTCAAATACAGTCTATAAGCTTAATATAAATAACAGTTGGTTGAAGAATGCCCAAGTAGTAGCTGTATCAGTATATGAACAAGACTATACCTCGCCAGAGGGAATAATCTATTTTGAAAATAGTGATTTAAGTGGCTCTGGTACTCTTATTGATGGAGGCCACTTAGCTACTAGTGGAGCATCTGCAGGGAACAGATGGGGTGCTGGGTTCTATATACATCCTAACGTATCTATAAGAGTAGCTAATAGTAGAGTGTTTAAAAATGAAACAAATGCTATAGAAAACTACTCAGCTTCAGGAGTATATAATAATAGTCCAGATAATTTAGAAGCAATGATGTTCGACAATGTCGTGTTTTATGATAATAAAGAAGCTTCTATTATCACATCAGGGGTAGCTCCTACTTACTTCACAAATTGTAAATTCCAAAATAATATACACATAGACATTAATTATGATGTATATTTTACAAATTGTTACTTTGGAAATTATTCAGAATTAACGTTT